GCAGAAGAAAAAGGAAATTAATTATACTGGTTAAACGATATTGAAATGCCTAAAGTAGAAAAAAAATACTGTCCTTCTACTTCTCTTTGGGACAAAAAAAAAGAATTAAAAGAAGTTTACCTTCTTAAAGAAAGTATAGCTTCCAGAATTAACTGGAACGATTAGGAAAACATATAGATTTTTTTTAAATTTATAGCAGAGAAAATGGAAATTAAACACGATAAAGCTGAAGTCTTAAAGGATATTGAATACAATAATCATACGACTATTTGTTTAGAATTATTAAATAAATGGAAAAAAGATAGTAAGAATAAAGAACTCCAGGAATTTATATTGTCTTTTCTAGAAACTGTTTTTTATACAAATACTTTACAAAGAGATCGTTTTATATTTAATAAAATAGTAGAGGAGTATCGAAGCGACAAGTTACGAGCAATAGAAAGGGCACGTAAAGCAGACCAGAAGGTAGTTAAACTAGAAGAGCAAGTAGAGAAACTAAAAAAACTTATTAACCTATGACCGCTAGAGAAAGCCTAATGCAAATGTATAAAGCTGAAATACAATGTCTACGAGCTGCATACTTAAAAGAAAAAGATAATACTAATAAGCTAAATGACATTATAGCTGATAAAGAAATAATTATAAAACTATTAAAAAACAAGAATAAGGCTTATGACAAATACAATTAAACTTTTAGATGGTAAAGTAGAAGACAAACAAGAAGTAATAGACAATATGTACTCTGACGATTACTACTACGGCTATCTAGGAAAAAATGCTTTATCTAGTAGTTCTATAAAACTTCTTCTGGATAGTGCTAAAACATATTTGTATATAAGTAAGTACGGTCAAAAAGAAACGCAACCGCTTAGAGACGGTCATTTATTTCACACTATGATCTTAGAACCAGAAAAGCTAAACGATATAGTTTTTGTAGATGTTCAAAGTAAGAACACTAATAAGTTTAAAGAAGCTAAGAAGTTTCACGATCAGGTTTTTACTATGAAGGAGAAAAACGATGCAGAAAGATTATGTGATGCTCTGCTAAGAAACGAGACTGCTCTAGGATTAATTCAGGACTCACAGTTTGAAGTTCCTATGATAGATACTATAAACGGTTATCCTTTTAGAGGTAAGGCTGACGTGTTGAAAAACAAAGGAGGCATAGTAGATTTAAAAACTACTATAGACGTAAAGAACTTTTATAAGTCTGCAGATGCTTACAAATATTATAATCAGGTTTATATATATTGTCAGCTCTTTAATGTAGACTACAAAGATTTTAAGTTTTTATGTATAGACAAAAAGAATTTAGACGTTGGAGTCTGGGACTGCTCTGAGAGTTTCTACTTAAAAGGAGAAGCTTCAGTACACGCAGGTATCGAGATATACAAAGACTTTATAGAATCAGACTTTGACATAGACCAGTATATAATAAAAGGGACATTATGAATGAATACGACAGGATAGCTGACTTAGTAATAAGTTTAACTGAGACAGATATATTCGAGAACCGAAGAACCCAAAAACACGTAGACGCTAGAGCCTTCTTTGATTATATAATGAGAAAGGTAAAGAACAAAACATATACAGGTATAGCTAAATACTACAACACTAAAGGAAAAACCTCTGACCATTCTCAAGTATATTATAGAGTTAATCTCTTTGACGAAATAAAACATAGAAGACCAGAATTTAATAACTGGCAAAACCTAATAGAACAGACTACAGTTTCTTATGAAGTCTTACTCCTTATTATGGATAAAATTAAAAGTCTAGAAAACATTGAGTCTATAGAACAAGTAGTAAATATCCTGGATGTACTAAAGGAAGAGGAACAAGAAAATATGATACGTTTATAAGAACTATTTAAAACTTAAAAATTTTACGTTATATTAGTAGTGTGATGACACAAATGTCACACTATAAAAAAGATATAATGAAAACAGAAAACAAAGATAAAATGCTTCAGGCTTTAGAAGACTGCTTAGGTATAGTATCGACTGCAAGTATAAACGCAGGAATAAACAGAAGAACTCATTATAGATGGTTAGAAGATGACGAGGAGTATAAAGCAAAAGTCCTGGATATAAAAAACTCTGCTATAGATTTTGTAGAGTCTAAACTATTTGACTGTATTAAAAGCGAAAAAGAAACTTCTATAATATTCTACTTAAAAACAATAGGAAAGTCTAGAGGTTATGTTCCACGTCAAGAAATAGACACTGGAGATAATAAAGAATTTAGAATTGAAGTTGTAGAGTGAGAGACTTAAAGACAAACGTAGTCTGGAAGCACTTAGAAAAAAGCCAAAAGAAAATAGTAATAGAACAAGGTGGTTCTAGAAGCGGTAAGACTTATAACATCCTGATCTGGATTATATTTGGTTACTGTTTAAGAAATAAAAACAAAGTAATATCTATATGTAGAAAAACTTTTCCTGCATTAAGAACCTCAGCTATGAGAGATTTCTTTGAGATACTAAAGAATACTGAACTATATATTGAAGAAGATCATAACAAGACAAGTCACGAATATAAGATAAACGGAAACCTAGTAGAGTTTATTTCTTTAGACTCCCCACAAAAAGTAAGAGGTAGAAAAAGAGATTTGCTTTTTATTAATGAAGCTAACGAATTATTCTGGGAAGACTGGAATCAATTAGTGTTTAGAACAATAGGTCGAATAATACTAGACTATAATCCTTCAGACGAATTTCACTGGATATATGACAAAGTAAAAACAAGAGAAGACGCAGACTTTTACAAGACTACTTATAAGGACAATAAGTTCCTGGAGGAGTCGATAGTAAAAGAAATAGAAAGACTGCAGCACACAGACGAAAACTACTGGAGAATATATGGACTTGGAGAAATCGGACAAAGCAAAGCTACTATATTTCAATTTAGAGAAATAGAGAAAATACCTGACAATGCTAAGTTCGTTTCTTATGGAATGGATTTTGGCTACTCGAATGACCCTACTTGCATCTCAAAAATTTACTTACACGATACTAACCTTTATTGCGAAGAACTATTATACCGTACTGGAATGACAAATAGAGATATTCATAATGAATTGTTAAGTCTAGAAATTAATAGAAGAGACGAAATCTTTGCTGACTCCGCAGAGCCTAAAACTATTGACGAACTCTATAGGTATGGATGGAACATAAAGCCCAGTACAAAAGGGCGTGACTCTATTAATATTGGAATTGATATGTTAAAGAGATATACTATACACGTAACAAAGAAAAGCCAGAATGCTATAAAAGAGTTTCGTAATTATAAATGGAAAGAGGACAAGAACGGAAATATCCTTAATACTCCAGAAGATAAATGGAATCATTTTACTGACAGTTTGCGTTACGGAATTTATAATAAACTAGCTAGACCTAATTATGGAAAATACGCAATTAGATAATTTTTGTAAAAAGTGCGAAAGGCAAATGACTCCTACAGGTTCTCTGCAAAATGGTTTTTATTTCTACTGTCCTAAATGTGGAGATGTTAAGTTCTGGAAGTAGATTTGTATATGTGAATAACTTTTTGTAACTTTATAATGTTGTTAAAGTAAAACTCTCAAAATATGCAGAGTGGTCTAGCAAGTAAAAGGTCAAAGCAAAACCTAACGAGGCAACTAAGGAGCTATCCTAGAATAGCAAAAAGGTGTAAACAGGAAGCACCTACTCACAGACAAATCAAAATTCCTTTAATTTAAATAAGAGAAATTATGAATAACCCCTGGACTAAAGCATATAACCATCCGAATTTTATTGGTTATACTAAAGAAGAAATAGACGAAATGTTTATGTGTGAACTAGAAGAAATATATAGTTTTGAATAATAAACATAATACTTGCGAACTTTGCGGACACGATAATCACATTGACAATTTTAAATGTGAAGGAGATGACTGCGGAGTTCCTTTAGATTTAGAACTTACTTACAATCAATGGGGTCTTCCAGAATTAACTAAAAAAAAATAATTATGCCAATATCAAACGAAATATTCGAAACCTATAGAATCCAGGAAAGAGTCAAGGAACAAAAAAAAGCTATAAGATTATTAGCGTCTCAAGGATATACTATCCTGGACTTAGAAGGAAAAATTATTAACAAAGAAAATTATAAATAATAAAATATGAGCAAAGAGAAATTAGATAACTTTTTAAGATTTTACGCAGGACTAGTAATACAGTTTAGTACTATACTATTTTCTGCAGCATTTTGCACAGTAGCAATAATGACAGTAGTTAAAGTTTTGTATAATGTTTTTAATACTTTATACTTAACGTAATGACTAATAAGGAATGGTTTAATCACAATAAAATTAGAGCGATGAGACAGTATCGAAGTAACCAGGGCAGAAGTCCTAGAAAAGTAAACGAGACTATGAAACTTTTAAAAGTAGTTTTTATAGCTTTGTTTTTAATGTCTATATTATGTTTTGTTTTCCTATAATATAGTAATGGTTTTTTTGTTTAAATTAGGGTAGTCAAAAGGCTGCCCTTTTTTTTGTAAAAATAATTTAATTTAACGTTATATAAGTATATGGAATTAAAAGTAAACGTACCTACTAGAATGCAAGATATTACTTTAGAACAGTACCAAAAGTTTCTAAAAGAATGTACTGACGAAGATTTGTCAGAAGAAACTATAGCTATTAAAATGCTAGAAATATTTTGTGGTCTTCCTGAAGATCATAGTCTTCAATTAAAAATGAGTGATGTTTTTGAAATTTGTGAAAAAATAAATTTAGCTCTAAATGAAAAACCTAATCTTATAGCAAGGTGGAAATTTAAAGAAATTGAATTTGGTTTTATTCCGCAGTTAGACGATATGACTTTTGGAGAATATGTAGACGTAGATACTTATATTACAGACTGGGAAACTATGCATAGAGCTATGGCAGTTTTATATAGACCTGTGCTCCAGAACTATAAAGGGAGTTATGAAATAGATGAGTATAAAGGAGACACTTACTGGGAAGTAATGAAACGTATGCCACTTAATTTAGTAATGGGTTGTATGCTTTTTTTTTGGAATTTAGAAAGAGACTTAGTGTCAGTTATGAGGAACTCTTTGAAAAGTCAGGAGAGCCCGATCTCTCAAGAGAAGCTAACTTCGATGTTAAATACGGTTGGTATCACTCCCTATGGAGACTTGCAAACGAAGACATCACAAAAATAGATGAGGTTACAAAATTAAATTTCCATAAATGTTTAAGTGCTTTAGAGTATATAAAAGATAAAGGAAATATACAGTTATCAAAAATTAAAAAGAAATGAGCAATAAAAGAGGAATAAGAAGTTATTATTTAATAATGGAAAAACTAGAACAACAGTTACTAGCCAGTCCTTTTGTAAAGACAGTTACGTTTGGAGATATAAGTCAAGTAGATTTGCGTAAGCAAACTATATTTCCGTTGTCTCATATTATTATAAATAACGTAGTTCAAAGCGGACAAGTAATGACTTATAATATAACTATACTTCTTATGGATATTATAGATGTAAACAAAGCAGTAGTAGTAGATCAGTTTACAGGAAATACAGATGAAATGGATATTCTAAACACTCAGCTAGGAGTAGGTAATAGACTCGTAGAACAAATGAGATCAGGAGCTTTATTTAATGATATGTACCAAGTAGACACAGATGTAACGTTTGAACCTTTTTTTGATAGGTTCGAAAACGAATTGGTAGGATGGGCTATGAATGTAAATATAACTGTAGAAAATGATATTTATATATGTTAGCAGAAGTAAATAAAATACTAGAAGCTTTTGCTTTAAACGTAGTTTCTGCAGCTAAAGATAATTTAGCAGATTCTAATAATTCTAATGGAGAATTATATAATAGTTTAAATTATGAAATAAAAGGAGAATCTGATAATATTGAAATTGATTTTTTAGGAACAAATTATGCTAATTTTTATGATCTAGGAGTTCAAGGTGCAGCTCCTTCTAGAATGCCTCCTAACTCTATATCTCGTTATAATAAAGCTCCTATGAGCCCTTATAAGTTTGGCTCAGGTTCTGGACGTAAAGGTGGATTAAGAGGAGCAATAGATAAATGGGTAGTCAGAAAGCCTGGACTAAGTAATGTCAGAGATGACTTAGGAAGATTTATTCCTAGAAAATCTATGGTCTTTTTAATTACTAGAAGTATTTATTTAAC